CAGGCGTCGCCACGCTGTCCGCATCGACCGAGTTCGAGTACGTGCCCTCGACCTCTTCGAAGTAGACCGAGCGATACGGCATGTTGAGCTTGTCTTTCTTCGTGCGGTCGTAATCCGGACGCGGTTCAATCGCCTGAATCACCGTAAAAGTCTGAAAGCACGTAGCCGGGTTTGCGTATGCTTTAAGCACACGCTTGCTTACGGCCTCTTTGCCGAAAGTATCGACCATCTGCTCGGCTGTCATGAGAATTTGGCGATAGACGGTATTGACGCGATGCTCTGCATCCTCCTCAATCCAGTAATCGCCCATCGTCATTTCGTGCAGATGAATCACGTGTCGGTCGGAAGGAAGAGCAACCAAGCAGGCTGTGCCGTAGCATGCGAGCTCTAGATAAGCGTTGTTCAGGGCCTGATACACATTGCTCTTGGCAAAGACCATCAACATCTCGCGCTGAACGTCGGCAAGCCAGCGCTTGACATTGCCGTTTTCGTCGAGCTCAGGTGATCGCGTTGTAAGCCTGAACCACGGACGCGCAGGGCTTGTCATCCCTCCGAGCATGCCCGCGCCTAAAACGTCAATTGCATCCGTTGCCGTCGCATCGTAGATGTACTCGTAGCCCGATTCGGAATCCTCGTTACGAGGCTGTTCGAATCGCCCGGTCTCGGGAAGGATGTAGCGCTGTAGCTTGCGGTACATCGGTTCTAGGGGAGAGCGCTCGGCTTTGAGTTGCGCCAAGCGCTTCCGTAACTCAGAAGCCCTCGCTCGCATCTTTTACGCTCCTAACTTCGAGCCTTTGCCCAGAAGGTTCTTGTCAACGGCTGCGCCCCCTGCGCCCGTCAGGTTCGTCGTTCCTCCGCCCAACGCGCCTGAGTTATCGCCTGCCTCAAGCAAACCTTCGATGTCGGCGTTGCGAGCGTTAGCCCGATTCTGCGCTTCGGATTCGGCTGCAAGCTGACGCTTCGCTGCCTTTTCCTGCTTGTCTGCTGCCTGATGCTGGCGCTTGCGAGTCCGGTCTTCGTTGTATATGCTGGCCGCTGTTCCTACAGCCATTGCCGCTACAGCCGCCCATGCGGCCGTTGTTGCTCCACTCATTGTTTTCTCCTTGTAATGAGTTCGTCTGTTTGGTTTGTAAACTCGAATTCACAATCGTCAGGATTCGTCTTGTCGGTTGCGTAAATCATGGTCATGTATGTGTCCGTATAGGCCCTGACTGCAACCTGTCTGTGAGGCGCACCACGCAGAACCACATACCCGTTTACGACCGCTTTCTTGCCACCGTTATAAATCTCGCAATGCCCGGAAACGATTAGGACCGTCGAAACGACAATCTCAACCGCCCCCATCAGAACACCGGCTTTCACAACACACGTTCTGGCGTAGCACCCGGCATGGATAAAGTGGTCCGTAGGAACATCAACCTGCGGACAAGAGCGAATCGCATCGTTGACTTCTCGCATCGTTGCAAGTTCTTTCGCTGTGCAACTCGGAATCAAGTCCGAAGTCTTGTAAACAGCAAGCTGCTCTGTCATAGTCTTGTCGCCCAAACAACGTTCTGACGCACAAAGCCCAGTGCCTCACAAAGTTTGTCGCCACGAGTTCCGGCCTGCGTGCCAATGAGAAGTGACGACGCCCCGAGTTCTTTTGCTCGCTCTTGCACGCGCATGATTAGTTTCACGCCTGCGCTCCCTTTTCGGGCACGCTTGGATAAGAAAAGCGTCTCGGTCGATGCCAGCAACTGCGCTTTGAAATGCGGGAGCTTCGAAAGAATCAGCGTGAAAAAGCCGATGAGATTTCCGTCATCATCGAACACGCCAGTGATATCAAAATTCCCCGTGTCCTCAAGCGCTTGGTAGTGCTGAAAATCAGGCTCAAGCCGTTCGGCTGTGTATGCCGCCTCATCTCGATACTCATGCCAAAGGCCCTCGTAAAGCGGATTGGCGAGCATCTGCTCACATGTCATTTTCCTAAATTGCATAAACGCTCCTCCTTGGGTCAAAGGATTCTCCAAAGAGAAGCAGACAACTGCACTACCGACGGATAAGGCGCGAGCGTTTTGTGAGTTCGGCGGCGCGATTCTGGTGAAGAAGCACGCTGTCGGAGGGTTGGAAAACTTTCTTAGCGAATGTCAGGGCAAGCGCGTCGCCCTTGTCCGGCGATGGGATTCCACGCTTTTTCATGTCAGCTTTGCTTTCGATCTGTAGGAGGTTGCCGTTGTCGTAGAAATACTCGGGCGCTGTCAGGTCATATTTGAGATCGTCGTCATCAGGCAGGACAGCATCCTCATCGCGTAGCCAGTCGCGCATGCGTCCCCACATTTCGCTACGCTTGTTCTTGTACTCCTCGGGCCTGTCAGGTTTTTGCGCGAAATTAATGCCGTGCACGTTGTAGCCAGCGTACTGCATGCGCTCGACGTGCCCCTGCCCGATTCCGCCCCGATCCATAAAAACGTATACGCGCTCAAAACCGAAGTTTTTGTAGAGCCAGTCGATGTGATCTTTGAGCACGGCGCACACGTGCTCGATGTCCGTTTTTGTCAGCGCCTTGATGTCAAAAACCTCGTTCCCGACGCGCGTGCAGATGGCCGTTTTGTCATCGCCCATTTCGGCAAGGTCTACGCCGACAAGCGCAATCGGTCGCATGCCCGGATGGAACTCATCGGGCTTTCGAGCCATCGCCTGCTCGACAATGTCCTGACTGATGAGCTGACAGCTCGACGCGTTGGGGAATTCCCCTCGCACACGGACGCGAAAGAAGTCAGAATCCTCTCCGTAAAGCCTTTCCCACTCAGCGATTGATGCTTTGTTTGTGATTTGAGCCTCGCGCGAATCGACCTTGAACGTGGTCCATAAATCGCGCTGTTTGTGAAAGATATCGTAAAAAGGACCGCTGTTTCTGGTCGGGTTGCCGAAAACAAAAATCATCGGCTCGCCGTCAGTGAGGCCGCCTTCAGCAACCTCGTAGATTTTGGCATCGATGCCCGAACCCTCGTCGAAGATGTAAAAAGACGTTGAATTCGCGGCGTGCTGACCGGCGAAAGCTTCCGAGTTTTCCTTACGACACGACTGCGCCGAGGCGAACCAGTCGCTCGGTGCTTCCTTGCTCTCAAACGTCATCGAGCCACGCCCGGCTTTGAGTTGAAACCAATCTGCCGTGAGGCACTTGCTCGTCCACGACTTGATTTGCGCCCATGTGCGCGTAGCGAGCTGTCCGTTTGTTGTGGCCGTGACCGTGCCCTTTGCGTATGGGCGTGTAGACATAATCCAGTCGATGATGCATGCGGTCAAAAACGATTTACCAATCCCGTGACCGCTACTGACTGCAATGCGAATCGGCTTGACCGGATTGTGGCCATCAAACTTGTTTTCTTTGACCTGCCTGCCGATTTCATCGAGCAACTCGCACGCCCACTTGTCCGGTCCGAATTTGCAATGCGGATACCTACTCGCCCACGGCTCAGGGAGTTTGACGAGCTGAATGCTCTCATCGGTATCCCACGGGTACGCAGCGATGACAAATCCCAGCGGGTCATCGTAAAACTGAGCGATAAACTGCGCCAACTCAATGTCCGTGTCACTCGCCATCGGTCCGCTTCCTCGCTGCGAGTAGAGCCTGGGCAACTGCCACATTGCCCTCGACCTGCACCTGCTGAATCGGCTTTCCCTCGGCTCGGTCGGAAAGCGCCGTGAACGCTTTTACGTTGCCCTTTTGGGCCTGAACTAGCATCGCGTCAATGATGTCCTCGCCACGCGTCTGCCCGCTCTCGCTACGCTCTGCGAGCTTACGCAAAATAATTTCGGTGAGGATTTTCTTCTCTCTCCGGGCGATTCCCGAAGCGATTCCTCCGTTCCTCCCTCGCTCTTTTGCTTCCTCTTTGGTTTTAACCGGGCGCATATTTTGAGGCGCGCCCATCCTTTTCGCCATTTACTTTGCCCTCCAAAGATTTGTCTGCGGACGTATGTCACCTCGGCAAATCGCAGCGACCGTCGAGACCGGAATCTCAAGCTTTGCCGAGATTTTGCGGTAGCTCATTCCGTCCGCATGCAACTCCAAAATCCAACGCACCTCGGCGTCGGTCCATCGTGCCCAATGGTGTGACTGACCAACGGGCTGGTTGTGCTCGTTGCGCTCGATCATTAGCTCTCTCCGGTTTGAAATATCCTGGCAAACGCAATCTGATTTCGTGTGTGGCACGCTCTACAGCCATATCTCGCGCTCTCGGCTCTGTCTCCGTCGGCTCGACCGCTCCGGCACGTCGTAGCATGTCCTGCGCCCACGTCGGAAGCAGTGTGTGATACGTCAGTTCAATCCTTCTCATATCGCTCGACCTCCCAGACACAAACGCGAATCTCGTCACGAGTACCGTAAAATTTTGAGGCTATGATTTCAGAAACCTGTTTATCGTCGACGAAAACGTGGCCGTTCATCGCATCCAGCGCGAGCTTCATCGCGTTATCGATGTCCGGCTTTTTCGTCATCGGCAAGCTTCTGATAATCGCCTCGCGACTCTTTTTCTTGCTCATCGACATCGGAGGCACGAAAATGAAATCGAGCGCGACTGCTACGGGCTTATCTGTCGGGACGATGTCTCGCATGGCCGCGATTGCGTACGTCCGAAAA